GAGGTAATGATTATTCTTCTGCACCAAGAGTTGCAATTTCTTCTGCGCCATCTGCAGGTTTAACTGCTGTTGGAGTTGCTACAATGATTGGCGATTTAGTCGATTGTAGCGGTGATAAATCCGATTCTAAGGTTCAGGGTGTAGAGATAGTAAATGCAGGTTATGGGTACTCTGTAGCGCCTTCTGTGGCGTTCTTTGGGGGTGGTGGAGCAGGTGCAGCAGCAACTGCTACAATTGGAGATGGTGTCATTGGTATTGTCACTGTTACGAGTGGTGGTTCTGGATACAGCACTGCACCAGGCGTTTCCTTCACTAATGAAGTATTTGAATCTGGAGTCACAACTGCATCTGCAACGGCACATGCATATATCAATGGTGCAGGTATCGTAACCGCAGTTTATATCACAAACGCTGGTCTTGGATATAGTGTTGCTCCAACAGTTCAAATCTCTGCACCAATTGGTTATGGTGCTACTATTGGAATTGGTACGTTTGCTTATAATGAAGTTATTACTGGAAGTGTAAGTGGAAATACTGCTCGTGTAAGAGAGTGGGATGCGACAACAAATACCTTAGAAGTTGCAAATCTTACTGGAGACTTCTCATCGAAAGATATTATTCAAGGTGCAGAATCTGGAGCAATTTATAAGGTTAGAGTTGTCAATACAGACAATATTGTTGACCCATATGCTCAAAATGATATCTTTGAAAGTGAAGCAGATAGCATTCTTGACTTCACCGAACGTAATCCTTTCGGAAATCCATAAATAGTGTATCGTATTGTTTGAACAATGTTTGAGTATTTCTACCACGAAATATTAAGAAGAACCGTCATCGGATTTGGTACGCTCTTCAATGATATTAATATCCGACATACGGATTCTACGGATAATACTGTAAGTGAACTTAAGGTGCCACTTGCATATGGTCCTACTCAAAAGTTTCTTGCTAGATTAGAGCAGGCAGCAGACCTGAATAAACCAACTCAGTTATCTCTGCCAAGAATGTCTTTTGAGATGATTGGATTGAGTTATGATCCTGCAAGAAAAGTAACTTCTACCCAAACATTTATTTCTTCTCTTGAAAGTGATAAGAAAAAGGCACGAAAGACTTTCATGCCTGTTCCATATAACATGGCATTTGAATTAAGCGTATATACAAAACTAAATGATGATATGCTTCAAATTGTGGAGCAAATCTTACCATATTTTCAACCTGCATATAATCTAACTATTGATCTTGTTGATCAAATCGGAGAAAAAAGAGATATTCCTGTAGTATTTGAAGGCATTACAATGTCTGATGACTATGAGGGCAACTATCAAACCAGAAGATCCCTAGTATATACCTTAAGATTTACTGCAAAGTCTTATCTGTTTGGTCCTATTTCCGATCCTTCCAAGGATATTATCAAGAAGGTTACTGTTGGATATATTGCAGGAGGAAAAACTCCAACTCCATCAAGAGAATTTACATATTCTACACAACCAAGAGCAACGAAGAGTTATGCAGATAATGTAATTACTTCTCTCAAAGCGGACATTACGGATATTGCAACTGTCCTCCAGGTTAACGATGCATCTTCTATCGCCGTTGGTGGAGTTCTCGTTATCGATGATGAAAACTTCCGTGTTGCATCTAAATCTGGAACTAAGATTACTGTTGAAAGAGGATATGATTCAACAACTGCAACCAACCACGTATTGGGAGCAGACGTTAAACTGATTACTGCAGCAGATGCAGACCTTATCGAATTTGGCGATAATTTTGGTTTTGATGGATTCTAATTTTTATGGCAAACAAGTTTGACGATTTAAATGACGCTTTCAATGTTGCAGGAGATATAGTTCCTGCAGCAACAGAAAAAACTGAAGTTATTCCTAAACAAGAAAAACCCGAAAGACCAGTCGTAGATGATGTTAGGAAAGATTATGAATATACAAGAGGAAACTTGTATTCAATTATTGAAAAGGGTCAGGAAGCAATCAACGGAATTCTTGAGTTAGCTCAAGAAAGTGAAATGCCTAGAGCTTATGAAGTTGCTGGACAACTTATTAAGAACGTCTCTGATGCAACTGATAAACTGATGGACTTGCAGAAGAAGTTGAAGGATGTAGAAGAAGAATCTAAATCTAAAGGACCTCAAAATGTTACTAATGCATTGTTTGTTGGTTCAACTGCTGATTTAGCGAAAATGCTTAAACAGCAAAAAACAGAGGATAAATAGTTAAAAAAGTAAAATGGCAGCAACTCCTGCAGTAAATATAACAATACCTCAAGGTGCAGATTTCAGTCAGGTTTTTACCGCAAAAGAGACTGATGGTTCTGTAAGAAATTTAACGGATTATACTGGTTCTGCTAAGATTAAGAAGCATCCAGGTTCATCCTCTTCTAGCGACTTTACTGTTGGTATTACGAGTGCCACTGGAAAAGTTTCTATTGCAATGACTTCTGGAGTAACTGTTGCTCTTAACTCTGGTAGATATTACTATGATATAAAAATTGTGTCTGGTGTTGGCACAGTTTCTCGCCTTGTAGAAGGTATGGCATTCGTCACTGCTGGTATCACAACCTGAGCATTTTAATAAATAAGACAGGAAGAAAAATTCCGAAGTACACCTGTTACTAATAAAATGTCCAAGGATGAGTTGCCGTCAATAGAAGATTTTAATGGAGATGATAATCTCCCCTCTATTAAAGATTTTATTACAGAAGAAAAAGCAGAGGAACTTCCTTCTGTAGAAGATTATGTTGAAAAGAAAGAAGAAATATTAACCGAAGCAACTCAAACGATCGAGGATGCAGACGGAAATTCGTTTACAGAAATAAAAGATATTGTTCCACCTTGGCCAGAACTGGTTAAGATGGTTAATGATGTTAGGGCGGATATTCCTGACATTCCAGAAATTAAATATTATGATAAGGAACTTGAAGATCTTGCAGAACAAATCTCTAGAGTTAGAGATGAGATTCCAGAAGTTCCAGAAGTAAGATATTACGAAAAGGAAGTTGAAGCAATCTGTGAACAGATTGATCTTGTCAGAGAGCAAATCAAAGACCTTCCAGAGGTCAAGTATTATGATGAACAGGTCAATGTAATTGAAGATAGAATTGATACTCTTCAGACAGAAGTAACCAATCTTCCAGAAGTAAAGTATTACGATAGAGAAATTGAAGCAATCTGTTCAGCAATTGATCAGGTTCGTTCAGAGATTCCAGCCTTTCCAAAGTGGGTCAATGAGGTAAATGAAGTTCCTGACTTCTCCTGGATTGGCAAAACTTTCAGTGTAATTGACGATGACTTTACTAAAGTCAACGATAGTATTGACACTCTGAAAGAAAATATTCAACTTGATATTAAAAAGTTAGTTGAAGATAATGAAGTTAGACACTTTGAAAATAAGATTGAAATTGGAAATGAAGTAAAAGATATTAATACGAAATTAGGAGAAGAAAAGGATAAGATTTGGAAAGAACTTCGTGATTCTTCCATGAAGATATGGGAATATCATAGAGAGTTTAAAGATGATGACCGTAAACTCAAGAAGCAAATCCTTGGAGAATATAATACTCTCAAACAAAATATTAAGAAAGAACTCAAGGAAGTAACTGAAGAGAGTGTAAAAACTGACGAACTTCTCTTAAAGTATTTCACCGATTTAAGAGAAGAAGTGTCTGGAATCGTAATTCCAGAGGTCAAATATTATGATGATGATTTGCGTAGTATCAGAGGAGATATTGCAAGTCTGAAAAATTTAGTTCAGACTATTAAAACTGAGCAGAAAAATTTATCAGAGGGTCTTCTCAATGAACCTCCTGGTGAAAAAGAATCCATAGGCGGACAATCTGATCCATTAACACCAATGGATCAAAACTTTGCAACTCTTGATGACCTTTCAAAGCACTATAGATTATTCATCAACAGAATTCAAGAACAAATCTCTACTATCGGTGGAGGTGGTGCAGGATTCATCAAAGATCTTGATGATGTAACTTTTGACCAGACTACTGGAACCAATAAACTTCTCATCTACGATGGCGCAAAATGGGTAGGTATTGCTAGTACAGCAATATCAGGTTCTGCAACAACATTAGATGAAGTTTTATCTGAAGGCAATACATCAACAACAGGAATGTCCGTTGGTGTTATTACGGCAACTAATATTATTGCAGATACCGCTAATTTTAGTGGAAATGTAAATGTTGCAGGAACGATTACATATGATGATGTAACTAACGTTGACTCACTTGGACTAGGTACATTCAGAAGCGGAGTAGAAGTCAATACAGGGACAGCACAGACTGCATTGATTGTCCGTGGTGATGCAAGAGTTACTGGTGTTCTTACGGTTGGTGAAGCATCTGTCACAATTGATGGTGATAATAATATTATTAACGTTGGTATTGTTACCATTTCAAATAGTGAAGTTGTTATTGGTGAAAATGTTACCATTAGATCTGGTGCAACTGGTATTAACTCTGCTCCAAACATCCTTTATGTTGCAAAAGATGGAAACGATACCAACAACGGAACATCCATTGATAATGCATTCCTGACAATTAAAGCTGCTGTAGGTGCTGCTCAGTCTGGCACAACAGTCAAAGTATTGTCTGGTAATTATGTTGAAGATAATCCTATTGAACTTCCTGCATTTAGTGCTGTTGTGGGGGATGATTTAAGAACTGTAAAAGTTCTCCCAAGCAATGCAACACAAGATATGTTCCATGTGAATAAGGCATGTAAGTTAGCTAACATGACTTTCTCTGGACACTTGTATCCTGCAGCTGCTGTTGCATTCCCAGATTCTGGGGCAACTAATGTGGGTGGTGGTAAGTGGAAAGGTCCTTATATTCAAAACTGCACTAGCGATACTACCACTGGAACTGGAATCAGAGTTGATGGTGATAAGGCAGTCAAGACAAAATCAATGAATGTTGACGCATTCACACAATATAATCAAGGTGGAGTTGGAGTTGCGGTTACTAATGAAGGATATGCTCAGTTAGTTTCTGTATTCACTATTTGCTGCGATAAAGCAATTACTGTTCATGCTGGTGGACAAGCAGATGTTGCTAATAGTAATTGCAGTTTTGGTACGCTTGGTTTAGTTGCTGACGGTAAAGGCAATCTTCAATATATTGGAACTTGCACTGCTGCCGCTGCTGCTGCTCAAGATACAATCACTATGAATGTTGGTACAGCAACCACACGTCCATATGATGGACAGATTGCATTCTTTGGAGAACTGTTTGAATCGGTACAAACTATTTCTGTAGGGTCTGGAGGAACTGGATATACATCAACACCAACTGTTACGGTTGATGCTCCTACAGGACCAAGTGGAGAGACTGCAACAGCGTTTGCAACATTAGAAGGTGAATCTGTTGCCTCAATCACTATTATTAGTAGTGGCAGTCAATATCAATCCACTCCAAGTGTTACGATTAGTGGTCCCAATGTAGGAGTTAATACTGCTACAGCAACTGCAAATATGTCTCCGATATACTACACGATAAATAGTTCAACACCAATAGTATCTGGAATAACTACGGTAACTTTTGAAGAGAATTTAATTAATGCGGTTGGTGTAGGAACAACGGTTCATTTCTTCCAACAAAGCAAAATTATTGCTAGTTCACATACTTTTGAATATATCGGTGCTGGCAACACGATTAC